TCGACGATCCCGTCGTGATTCAGGGTTATATGTTCGATGAGTGCCGTACAATCCGAACCGCAATTAGCGCAGAATTTACGAGTCTCGCAAGCGATCGAGTCGCTATCGCGGATCGTCGAGCCCCCGCCAAACCGAAACGCCGGGCAATGGGCGGACGCCGTTCGGATTCTGCCGCCTGAATCGCCCGAGCCGGGTCCGTGGCGCACGGATCGCGTGCCATTCTGGCGCGACATTTACGCGGCATTTTCTGACGATTACACAGAAACAATCGTCGTCGCGTGCGGCGCGCAAATGTCGAAAACCGAGGGGATTTTTAACGTCGTCGGCCACCGGTTCACCGATGGCCCGTATGTGCCGGCGCTGTATATCGGGCCGACCGAAAAGCAAGTCAAAACGATATCGCGCGACCGTATCGACAAAATGTTGCGCAGCGTGCCGGAATTGTGGCAACGGACGGCGAAGGGTCAAAAATACAGCACGGCCGAAAAAACGATCGGCGGCGTAACGCTCGGGTTTCGGTGGGCGGGCTCGGCGACCGAGCTCGCGTCGTCGCCGGCCGGGTTGATTATGCTCGACGAGCTCGACCGAATGCCGCGTGACGTCGGCGGCGAGGGGTCGCCGTTCAGTCTCGCGCGCGCCCGCGCGAAAAACTATCGTAACCGGAAAATCGGCGTATTTTCAACGCCGACGCTCGAGGGCGAGTCGCCAATATGGGGTTTGCTCGAGTCTGGCACGTTGTCATTTTGGGCGTGGCCGTGCCAGTCGTGTTACGTGTATTTTGTGCCGCAATTGTCATTGCTGCAATGGCCGAAAGGATGCACGCCGGACGAAGCATTAACGGCGGCGCGGATTGTCTGCCCGCGTTGCGGGCATGAGCACGACGACCGCGACAAACAATTATGTAATCATTTCGGGCGCTATACGCGGCATCGGCGTTTGAATGAAACCGAACGCGTCGACTGTCCGGTGCTCGAGCATTACACGGCGGACGAAAACCCGCGACCCATGAAAACCGCAAGTTTTTGGGTGAGCGGGCTCGCCTCGCCGTGGGCAACGCCGGGCGAGGTCGCCAAGGTTTTGATTGAAGCGTATCGCGACGGCGACACGGAAAAGATACAGGCGGAGGTTAATACTTGGGGCGGCGAGCTATTTCGGATCAAGGGCGACGCGCCGGAGTGGGACGAAGTAGCGGGATGCCGGGCGGAATATAACGAGGGCGACTTGCCGGCCGGCGTGCAATTGATAACGCTCGGCGCCGACGTGCAGAAATTCGGTATTTTCTACGTCGTGCGCGCATGGGGGTATATGTCCGAATCGTGGTTACTCGAGCACGGTTATTTAGCCGGCGAAACCGAGCATAACGACGTATGGAACCGGCTACGCGAGATTATCGCAGCGCCGATCCGCGAGCGGCGCATCGATCGCGCGTTTATCGACTCCGGCTACCGGCCGGGCGACGTCTACTCGCGGCCGGATCATGCCGTTTACACGTTTTGCCGATCGTTGCCGGGCGTTGCGTTTCCGACAAAGGGCGCAGACACGCTTGACGGGCCGTTCAGGTTTCGCAATATCGACTATTCGAGCGGCGGCGCGATCATTAAAAACGGCGTGCGACTATTCCACGTCAACACGGATTATTTTAAGAAATGGATACACGCGCGGGTGAGGTGGCCGGACGATACGCCGGGCGGGTGGCATTTGCACGCCGGCGCAACTGAAGATTACTGTCGGCAGATTGTCGCCGAAGAACTTGTTATTAAAGCGAGCGGGCGCCCGGTATGGATCCGCAAAAACAAAAACAATCATTACCTTGATTGCGAGGTTAACGCGACGTGCGCGGGCTACACGCTCAACGCGCATAAACTGGCAGAGCCGGCGCCGCCGGACGGACCCGAAAAGGAACGGCAAAATTCTCAACCGGCGCCGACGTCCGGTTATGATCGTCGACAATTGTTCTAGCCGGCGTTATATAGCCGGCTATGGCTCAAACCTTAGCCGAAGTACAAACGGACCTTGCCGCCGCACGGGCCGCGCTCGACGCGGCGCGCCGTAGCGTGTCCTATTCGCAGGGCGACCGGCAAGTCACCCGGGCGCCGCTCGTCGCGCTACGGCAGGAAGTCGCGCGCCTCGAGCGTCGCGAGGCCGAATTGCTGGCGGCCGCCGGCGGCGCCACGAACGCGGGCATTATCACGGCATCATGGGGCGGCTAGCGCAGCTTTGCGGGTTGCTGGCGCCCGGCGCCACGGCGCGGTATTTGCTAAAACGGCGCGCCTTAGAAGAGGCGCAGCGACTATACGAGGCGGCGTCGCCGTCGCAATACCGCCGCTCGATTATCAATGACACGTCGGCCGACGGGGCACTCAATCTTGCGGGCGACCGTCTTCGGCAACTGGCGCGGCATCTCGACGAAAATCACGATTTAACCGTTTCCGTGTTTGACGACCTCGTCAACAATACCATTGGAACCGGTATCATCGTGTCGCCTATGGTGCGCCGCCCGGCCGGCGAGCTCGCCGACGACGTCAATCGCGACCTTGCCGAACTATGGGATGAGTGGGCGGCGCGGCCCGAGACAACGAATCAACTTGATTTCGGTTCGGCCGAGCGACTACTCGCGCGGTCGAAATTTCGCGACGGCGAGGCATTCGTCAAGCTCGTCACTAACCTGCGATTTCGTTACCCGACGCGCGTCCCGTTGACGCTCGAATTACTCGAGGCGGACTTCGTGCCGTTTGACCTCGACGACGACGCGGCGAATCTGCTACAGGGAATCGAAGTTAACGAATGGTCGGCGCCGACGTTTTACCATGTTTACGACCGGCATCCCGGCGACCCGGGGTTTAGCTATCGCGCGCCGAATGACACGCGGCGCGTACCGGCGTCGCGAATGCTGCACCTTAAATTTACTCGCCGGCTACGGCAACGGCGCGGCGTGCCGATTATTCACGCGGTTATCAACCGAATGCGCGACTTGCAGGATTACGAACAATCCGAACGCATAGCCGCCAAGGTCGCCGCCGACTTGACGTTTTTTATTCGTAAAAACGAGCACTATCAAGGCGCGACGACGGTTAACGAGTACAAAAATCGCCAGTGGCGGCTCGCCGCCGGAACCGGTTTCGAGCTTATGCCGGGCGAGGATATCGCGACAATCAAAAGCGAGCGACCGAATACCGGGCTCGAGGCATTCCGCAATGCGATGCTACGCGCCGTTGCCGGCGGCACGTCGACGCGATTTTCGTCCGTGGCACGCGACTACAACGGCACATATTCTGCGCAGCGACAAGAACTTGTCGAGGGCGCCGTCGCCTACCGGGCGGAATCTGCTAACCTGATTCGCGCCTTTCATCGGCCGGTCTATGAGCGGTTTATAGATCAGGTATTAGCATCGCGCGCGCTGAATTTGCGCGGTATCGACCGCGCGACGATGTACCGAGCCGATTTTCAGCCGCCGTCGTTACCGTGGATCGATCCACAAAAAGAGGCGGACGCGTGGCTTAAACTGATTGAAGGTAAACTCGAGTCGCGATCGGAAATTATCCGGCGTCGCGGCCGCGATCCACGCAAGGTCGCCGAGGAAATCACGGCCGAACAATCGATCGAAGCATTCGCGCCGCAAGTCGCGCCGGCAATGGTCGCGCCGGCCGACGACGAAGGCGGCGACGAACCCGACGAAACGGCCGCCGAGGAAAACGCCGCATAATGGGCACGCGGCTAAACTATCGACTGACAAATGCCGACGCGCTCGGGTTTGACGCGATCATCCCGTATTCCGGTTTATTTTCTAATCTCGTAATTCCGGGCGGGTGGGAAAATCAAACGAGCACTATTGAACTATCGGCCGGGAGTCTGGACGGCGACGATAACGCCGGTACGGGCCGGTGGCGCTCGACTGGCGCGACAATACACCTCGACGGGTGGACGCAGCCGGGCGGCATCACGGATCCGGGCGTGTCATTTCAGGTGCCGAGCATTATCAAGGGCGCCCGCATCCTGTCGGCAACGCTGAACGCGCGGGCGACCGTGACGACCGGGCAACAGGTCGCGATCCGCGTCGACACGCCGCAATCGACGCCGACACCGTGGTCGGTCACGCGGCCGCCGCGCGATCATCACCCCGGCTTGTCAAATGTGACCGGCTACGCGACGTCCGGCGTCGGGGTGAAAGCGTTCGACGTGACGGCGCAAGTACAGACCGCGGTCAATCACGCGCAATGGCAGGACAATCAATATCTCAATTTCGCGTTTCGCGCCAGCACGGGCGCGCAGCATCTACAATTCGCGGCGTTTGAAAATGACTTGTGGGGCGGTATGACGCTCGACATTGTTGTCGGACTCGAGGCGGTCGAGTTTGGTAGTGCAGCGTTTTTACACCTCGACACGCCGGCCGGGTTTCCGGCGACGTTTGATAATTGGACGCTATCTTTTTGGATGGGCGTTTATGATATCGATTATAACCCGCCTAATAACGCGTATCGGACAATTGTCGCCGGAGACAACGGATCGACGTCGCACCTAGACGTGCGCATTGACCGCAACAAATTGCGCATAGTCGCGCGCGGTACCGGGCACGCGGAAATATTCGG